TTTGCAAGTTCTTCTAATGTATAAACTGTAGCTCTGTGTGCATAAGTATCTGGATTATTTATAAAATAAAATCTAAAAGTATTGTCTAATACTTGAGAGTTTATATTATATTCTGTACTATTGCTTGTAAATGTAGGATATTTAGCTTCTACACGTAGAGAATAACTTAACTTTTCAGCATTATAAACTTTATTAAAAGATAAATCCGTTAGTCCGTAAATATGAGCATCTTCAAATGGTATTTTTATAATCTTTATCTTTTTTGGATAAACAGCTCTTTCAGTACTTTCACAAGTAGGTTCTAGAATGTTATCATAAAATGAAGGTTCAGATTCAGTATATGCTGGATAAGATGCTATAGGACGTGTTAAGAAATGGTCACCTTTAATATAAGCTTTTTCTTCTTTAATATTAATAATAGGTTCTGCAGGTACAAGACTTCCTAAACTACCATCTAAAGTATGATATACTAAATCTCTAATACATAAATTTGAGAATAATATATTGATATCAGTATCTGTAACTTTAGAAGTATCATTATATAAATATAGTGTTATTTGTTCTACGTGAGTATTTACAATATCTGTCAAAATATCTTTAAAATCTATTTTGAAGAAATAATGTGTAGAAGCTTCTATAACATCTGCACTATCTAAGTATATAGACTTATAATAATCTATATCAAAGTTATTAAAATCTCTAACAACTGAAGTTGCTTTAAATTTTATAATAGGATTATTTACTGTAGCAACTAAAGTTTTAGGAACTTTTAGATAGTACACATAGTTATTATCCCATACACGATTAGATAAGATATATGTATCTGAAGTTTTAGAAACTAGAGATGTAAGATTATCTTCTACAAGTGCACATACAGAAGTATCGCTAGGTGTATTTAGTTTATACAATGTAGAAGAAGTATGTTTATAGATTGAAAAGCGATACTTGTACTGTATGTTTTCTGAATTTAAAATTAAGACATCTGGTCTATCATTAATATCATCTTTATTATTTACTGCGTATAAAGGTACTACTGGTATGTATTTTAAATATTGACTTGCAGACTCTAAAGATTCTTTAGATGTAGTCAAATCTACAACAGGTAATCCTAATACGTCATAATAATATTTATTTAAGAATTCTGGAGCAGTTTCCCAAGTAGCTCCTTCATCTTTAGAATATTCCCAAATACAATAATATCCATCGTTATTTTTTGAATATGTATTAAAAGCTTTAATTATTATTTGATGAGCATCTAATACATTTAATTTAGAAACTATATTATATTTAGGATTTACTATTTTTTCAGTAACATCAGAAACAAGTACAGTAGAATCAATAGACTCTATATTGTATTTTTCAATATAAAGTTCTGTTAAAGGATATTCAACAACGTGAGAGTATACAGCATTAAAAGGTACAGGAGTTTCTGAAGCAGTTTGTGCTATAGATATAGCTTTAGTGCCACTTTCTGTAGTTTTTCGAGAGAATACAAATGTGTTTTTTGAAAATTTAATATCTAAATTTAGATTTTCAAGCTTTTCATAAACACTTGGAGTTTCTTCATTTGTGCTGTATAGCTCTGTAAATATTTTATTAGATTCTATTTTTAAATATTCATATTTAGAAAGTTGTGAATATTGACAGTTTTCGTCAAATAAATATACATAATCATCTACAGTATGTATACGTAAAGTAATATACACGCTAGGATTAGCATCTCCGTGTAGTCTTAAATATGTAAGTAAAGATTCTAAATCTTTAGAAAATTTAATTAAGTTAGTATGTGCAGGAATAAATGTAAATGGAATTTTATATACCATATTATAAGTGTTAGGAATAGTACCATTATAATCTAACTTAATTTCTATATAATTGTTTTCATTAGTATATAGGTTCTTTATATGTTCTGGAACCGTAGTATTTGGGTCGTATATACTAATATTACATTTAGATGCTATAGTAATATCGTTTGCAGCAACACTGTATTGGACATCGAAAATAGCAGCTGTTAATATATTGTTAGCACTTAATCTTGCAGATTGTTCTATATAGCTATTAGAAATTTCTACAGTTTCAGAATTTTTATAATATAAAATTCCAGCTATAGATACTGCACCGTAGTTGTATAAATCTCTTATAGCTGTAGGATTATCTAATGTAAGATTAGGATTAAAGTCTGTAGCAGTACCTTCACCTGTTAGTGTATTTATTTCAGGATTTATAAATTCTAATACATAGTTTTGTAAATCGTTATCATAATAAATAGTAGCATATCTATTTGAAACGATTACTGTAGATGTGTTATCCCATAAATCTTCATCATATAATGTTATATTAAAAAATTCTTGTAATTTAGTTAAGTTTAAACTGAAGTTATATATTATAGTGGAATCTTGACCTTGTAAAGTACGAAAGTGAAAGGGGTAGGAAGTTATACTATGCGTTACAAGGTCAGATTCGTTATTTCCAATAATTTGTTGAACTACAGTAGAAAAATTTGGATAGTTGTTTAAATCTATCAAATGTACAATATTATTTACATCTGTTAATCTAATATATCTTAATTGAACACTGTTAATATAGAAAGTTGAGTTAGTTCCTAAATGTGTGTATATGCTAAAGATATCTTGTTTATTAAATAATACAGTTGAGAAATCTAAACGATATCCATTACCACTTGTTATTTCTATAGGTAATGCAACTTTAACTATAGGTTTACGTAAAGTTAAACTATTATCATTATCAAGTTCAAAATTTACAGATTTCTCTATCGAGTTTAAATCTGTAATAGGAGTATCGGTATGAATTCCTTTAGCTCCAGTAATATGTTCTTCTTCATAGTTAGATAAAACTAAACTTGTAGAAGGTTTTGACATTCTTCGTTTAATCATATTCCGAATCCTCCAGTATCATATTCTGAACCGTAAATAGCAGATACTGCACGGTCGTGCTTCATATAAGGATATATTGCTTTTGTAGGAACTTTAACGTTAAGCATAGGTAAGCAACGTTTGACAATATCCGTATAAGCATATTTTCCTGCAACACCAATAAGATTTGTTTTTTCAGGCACATTATAAGTGTCTTGAAGTTGTTGGAATCCTTGATTTAGTTCATCTGCAAAAACACTAGCAGTACCTCCATCTCTAACAGTGTATTTAAAACATACGTAAGGTACAAGCCATAATAATACCCAATCATCTGGCATATAGTTTGACATTTCAAATTGGAATTCGTTTAATTCTGATTCTAACCAGATAGGTTCATTATCTCCTGGGTTGTAAGTATTGTAATATGTTATAACACCGTTAGGATTTGATACAGCATATAGTTTATAGAAGTATATGTATGTTCCATATTTTAAAACACCATATACACGTTGTGCACTATTGTAATAGTATATAGGAATATTGTTTCCTGAAGGTTCAGTATCATATACTGGAATAGGAGTTTCTATATCTGAAACAGGAATATGTATTTTATTTTTTATAGTTTTTGCTAAAAAATGCCTATAATCAGCTATCATTGTAGATACAAGAGGCATATCTATATGTAATGAAGTGTTTAATTCTGAAATTGCAGAATCAAAATAAACACTAACATCTTTATAGCTAATGTTTGGAAAATTTAAAGCTTGATTAATATAGTCGATAATAACGTTTAGTTTCATAAATATATCTCCTTTAATTTTATTATATATTAAAAGAAAAGATTTGTAAATAATTACAAATCTTTAAATAAGGAAATATTATGCCATAGTTTCAATAACGCTATCGCTGTCGTCTGCTAATAGACGGTCAACTTTAGCAATACGTTCTCTAGCGGCTTCTGCGTGAGTTGCGTTTATTTGGTAAATTTTACCATCGCAAGGAATGGAAACTCGAATACCGTTTACAGAAACTGGAAGACTTGGACCGAAAGCAGCAACAAATGATTTTGGTATTGATACTGGAACTTTAGGTTCGTCTTTGTACATCTGTAAAGTCTCTTGGGCTTCCATTAGACTTCTACCATCTACAAGTTGACGTTTACTGTAATCTACAGCTTTATTTACATTGTCAGGTTCAGCTGTTTGTCCTTTAACAGGAATCATATTTGATAGTAAATCTGCTAAACGATTTATTGCTGAATCATCTTTATTATTTGAGGCAGCTTGTTGAGCTTTTGCCTCAGCTAACTGATGTTCTAAGTTTTCGATAGTTTTGGCTGAAGCTTCTAAAAGTAAGCGTAATTCATCAGAAGCTCCTGCTGGAGTACTTCCAGCAGGTTTTATTGCTTCCTTTGAACCCGACACTTTAGAATGTTCTACACCATTACTACCTATCTCAGCTTCAGTAGTAACCTTGTTTTCTTCTGGATTATTAGACATAGTTCATTCTCCTTTGTGTTGGTTTTATATTAATTAGTCACCGTCAATATCTGGGTGTCCAGTTTTATTAACGTCACCGTGTTCTACAAGAGCACTTCTAGTTTCTGTACCGTCTCCACTAGCTTTGATTTCTGTAGAGCTGAATACTACACCGTTAGGTTCGATAGATACAACTTCTGCAGATGAAGTTCCAGCTAAGCCCTTAATATAGAACTTGTTATCAGTGTGTTGTACAACTTGACCTGCTGCAAATCTAATAGCATTATTAGACTTAAGAGCAAATTGAAGTGTAGGCATATCACCTTTAACAACATTCTTTAAGCCATTAGCATCGATACGTCCACCATTAATAGGTTTAACAAGTTTAGTCATCTTAACTGGGTCTACTTCAACAGTTGTACCTTTTACAAAGTATTTAACAACGTTGCTAGTGCCGTCCCAAGCTACGTGTGATTCAACTTGGTCTGGATGGAAATATCTTCCTGCATAAGCTGTACCAGCTTTACCCATATAGCCATAGTAGTAATCTGTAAATTCGTTTTTCAAATCAGGTCTTGCGTGAACATTTGCCTTATATTGAGAAGGAATTGACATATAGTCTACTACTGCATCTGGATTAACTACTTTATAACCTAGAGAATCGATTTTCCAACCAATTGATTGAATTTGGTTTAGAGGGTCTTCAGTACCAGCTGAACCTAATTCTTTCTTGATGAATTGTGTATTAGTATGTCCTTGTACACCAATTCTGTAAAGAGCTTCTTCACCGATTACAAAACTGTGATGAACATTTAAAACATCGTAATCATTACCTAAAACTGTAGTAATAGGTAATTTAGCAGCAGCTTCTGCAGCATTAGTAAGTTCAATTTCACCAGCTGCATCTAGGTAAACTACTAAGTATTTATCATTAGCGGCTACTTCGTTAATAGGTTTGTATGTAATAACGTTTAGAGCTCCTGAGTAAGCTGCAGATAAGTTTGTGTCTGCAGTTGTAGAAACTGAACCGTTTTCTGTATGATAGATGTATCTAACATTACCTTCAGCATCAATATAAGTGTTATCTGTTTTAATAGTTTTAGCTTTCTTGAATACTAAAGAGAATAGGTCGATTACTACATCTTGTTCATAAGATTTAGCATTTCCAGTCCACTTCATAAAGTCTTTAACACGTCTGTCTGTAACTAAGTCGTACATAACAGCACTTGAAATAAGACCTAAGAAGTTTCCGCCTGAATAAGGTCTAACTTTTGCTACTTCCATAGATAATACAATTTTACGGAATTCGTCAATAGTTGGATTACAAGCTGGACTTAAACGTTTGATATGAGATACTGGTAAAGCATCCTTATCAATTACAAGTACATCAGGGTCTGATGCGTTAGCAAAAACTTTCTTTGGTTGTGCATAGAATGTTTGACATTCTGCTAATAAAGCTTCTTGAGCTAAGATATCCTTAGTTTCAGGAACTTTAAGTGCTAGTTGACGAGTATATTCAGAGATAAGTGGGTCTACTACAGCCCAGTTTACTTTATCAGTGAACTTCATAACTCTACCATACATCTTAGTAGATGCTTTGATAGCAACCATTCTACCTTGGTCAGATGCTGGTGGAATACCTTCAGCTAGTGGTTGAGTATGTGCTGCAAGAGCTAACATACGTTTGAATACGATTTCATTTGAACCGTTGTTAGATGGCATAGTTCTTTCAGTTGCTAGTCCATCAAAAACATAATCACTTTCAGCCAATTCGATAGTTCTAAGTAAAATCTTACTGTATACAGCAGCAGGTTGCATTACATTAGGACCTTGAAGTGGTGATTGTGGTGCAGGATTTCTGTACACCGAAGTGTTGTTAATTAAAGAAATATCCTCCATTTGTTAAATTTCTCCTTCCATTTACTTTTTAATATAATTTGGCATTGTAGATTTTAGGAATTGTTCAACATAAGCATCTTCTTGACGGGCTGCTTGTTGTCTATTTCCTTCAGGAACATTACTGCCTCCAAAAATTTGAGATGTAGGGTTATTAGACATTCTTTGTAGTCGTATAGAATATTGCTCTGGATATAGTGCTTTGAAAACTGTTTCTAAATCGATATTTGCAGTAGCAATATTAATTCCCTTTGATAGGGCGTAATTTCCGAAAGCGACAAGGTCATTTTCACTTAGACCCCATTTATCTCCGAAATTACTTAATTTATCTATAAACGCATTTTGTGCTTGAGCATATTCACGTTCTTGAATATATTTTTCTAAATTAGCCATACGATTAGTTAATTCAGAGTTAGCGTTAGGATTTGCTCCAGGCACTCCAGCCCTTCTATTTTGAATAGTTTGTTCGATTTGTGTCATACTATAACCTCTAGCTAAAGCTGCATTAATAAATTGCATCTCTGCTGGAGTATAAGCGTTACGTGGTTGTTGTGGTTGAGTTACTCCTTGTGGTTGAGTTTGTGGTTGAGCACGTAATGCATTAATTTGTTTAGTAAGTTCATCGATTCGGGCAACTAATGCGTTTACATCAGTTGTAGGTGTAGCTGCTGGATTAGGAGCAGCTGGATTTGGGTTTGGATTAAGTGTAGGATTAACAATATCTCCATTTTGTGCAAGATTAGTATTTCCATCACCAGAAGGTTGTGGAGTTACTGGATTAGGTTGCGGATTTGTTGGATTAGGTAATCCTAAATCGTTTAAAGTTTGTTGGTTTAAATAATTTTCTAATCCCTGAGTGTCATTTAACGCAGGAATTCCTGAGAAATCGGTACTGTTTAGACCGTTTGGGTTTTGTTCATTCATTGTGGTTATCTCCTTTAATTAAATTATAATCAGTTTTTACACAATATGTCAAATACTTTTAGAAATATTATTCAGGCATTTGACCATTTGTATTTGTAGCTCCTAAACCTTGTGTAGCAGGTAACTGTCCTAATTTAGAAGCTTCTACTTGTTTTGCGACTTCTAGAAGGGCTTGTTCAGGGTCCATTCCACCGTCTACAAGTTGTCCAAATGCAGTAATTACAGCAGTATATTCCTCAAGTTTTAAGTTTTCTTGTTGAGCTCTCATACGTTCTAGAATAATATTTTGTTGAGATTTAGGAATATTAAGCCATTGTATAAATTCTTCTGGAGTAATGAAATCTGCATATCCCTTTGATTGAGGGTCATATTTCATTTGAATCTCCATAAGTTGCATTGCTGCATCTTCCATAGATTGGTTAGACCTAGGTGCTACATTAGAAACATCGATAATTATATCTTCTCTAGCAATTAAAGCGGTAGGGTCAAATTCTAGAGGAGTAGTATTTTCAGCGTTTCCATTTGTAAAGTTTTTAGTATTTACGTCAAAGAATTGTTCAGCGTGTCCTTTTGCAATGTAAAATTGACACATTATTTCAATTTCTTTACGTATAAATTTATCTATCATTTTAATACGGTTATTATCTCGCATAGTTGAACGGTCTACTGCTTGTTGTACACCGCCAGTAGTTTGAATAGAACCGTATGAACGTCCTAAATAAGCTGCATCTACACCAGATATATTAGCTATTTCTTCGATAAGATATTGACGGAAAGTGTCAACTGTCTTAGGAATATCTGGACGTTGGGCATATGCTTGAACAATTTTAGGGTCACAAGTTACTGTAAATGCAGCATTTGGATTATCTCTTTTATTTTGATAATCCGAAACATTAAGTCCCGCTAAGCTATTTATGAATTCAGGAGGGTTTTGGTTCTTAAAATAGCCAGTGGCTTCTATAGAATCTAATTGATTCAATGTTAAAACTAACGAAAGTACTTTGTAACATTTAGAAATTCCCCAAAAGTTATTTGGAATTTTTTCATCATAAAGAGGAACAAACGGAATAATATTAGGTTGGATATTAGGTGATATATCTAATATATGTTTCCCAGCCATATAAATTACGTCAACTCTAGGAGCTAAAACTTGTTGGTTTGTTTCTGGGTCTGTAACAATTCGGTTTACTCGTTTATAACAAGTGATAAATGTAACAAGTCCAGACATACTCCTTTTGCTTTTATCTG